GAGCATGGAGGAGCCACTTGCACTGACTCAAATGTTAGAGTAGTGTTAAACATCAATTATTTTTAATGTCAAATAATGATTAATAAACTTACGCTTACAGAGCAAAATATTTTTTATGATTACTTTCCAATTGAAAATTCTTTTGTAGATATTGAAAAAATAAAGTTTAATATTTTAAAAAACTATTGGGGAAAATATAAACAATCTTTTAATATATCGGATTCTCATCATTATTATTATAATCTAACTCCCGATAAAAATGTTACATGGGTTCTTGATTGGATTAGGGATCAATTAAATTTAAAGCAAGATATAAAATGGATTTCTTTAAAAAAAAGATGTTTAATTCAAAACCAAGGAGAAAGTATTAATTTTCATAAACATATTGATGAGCATGATCTTAATGGCTCTCCTACATTATCAGGTATTTATACTGTGGACTGTGGAAAAGAAACATCTGATTTAATTTTCAAGTACTCTCAGGGTAAAAATATTGGAACATATAGTATTCCTATGGAAAAAAATAAAGTAATTATTTTCAATTCTGAGCTAGAACATTCTTTTGAAAAAAATAAAAATGAAGAACCTATTTTTAATATTTGCTTTACATTTAATTTTGAATAAATACGATATATTAGGATTTGTTATAACAGAGAAATGAATTTAGAAAATTATTTTATGGTTTATGAAAAAGCCATACCTAAAAAATTTTGTGAAGAATTAATTAGATATGGAGATACAT